CTATAGATATTTCTTTAATACTACTCAAGACATCAAAATAAAAGATCTTCAAAGCGATAAATATCTTTCAGATGCTGCTGTAAGAGCTATCTTTCCTCCAGATAAAATTACTGGTGACTACATTGATATCGCTAGGCTTCGTCCTAAACTATCTGAAGATATCGATGGTGAAGAACTCTCCTTAACTTCTAGATTGGATATTGGCACTGCAAAAGAAGACGGCGCATTTAACGTTGTATGCACTGCTAGTTATGGATACACTAAGGACACTGTTAGAATTAATGATTATCTTACAAAAATGGATAAAGATCTCAAAGCAGAAGGCGTTGACCAGGAAACAATTGATTTCAAGAAAAAAGATTGGCTTCTACTTGGCGCAGAAACATTATCTGTAGAAAACTCATTTGACTTTGTAGTTGAAAGTGTTGGTCAGTTCACCAATATGGATATTTGTCACAGAGCTGCTGATGTTATGCTAACAAAATTGGATAGATTTGAACAAGCTATTAAAACAAATCCTGAACTAATTAGTAGTAGTGAAACTACTCTAGAAAATGGATTTGATGTAAAATTAATTGGAGAAGATTACACTCTTGGAAAAGCAATTGAATATGTTCTATATGAAAAATATTATAAAAAGGGAATTATGAACTTTTGTGGATTTAGAAAGCCTCATCCGCATATTGATGAAAGCCTCATCCGCGTTGGATTTAAAGATTCTGCATCAAAAGAAGATCTTGTCGGGATGCTGTCTGCTAGTGTACTTGCACTACGATCTGTATTTCAACAAATTGTTGACTTCTTCAAACCCAGCACTGAAGCATAAATAAATAGTATGATTATTCATCATAATATTTATAATTTTTTACTTATAGATCTAATTATCTTCATTCATTTCCGTATCACTTGCTTCTAGCATCATCGTAATATCTTGAGCAGTTGACATTTCATCTTTTGCTTGTTTGTAATTGTAATTACACGAATGCATCAGTAGACTTGGATGCAACTTATTAACATATGAAATTACTTGCTGACGGGTGATAATTTCTTTATTTGATGCTAGATTATTAATATAATGTTCATGTAGCTTGAACATATGTGTCCTATACTGGGGACTAAATTGATTCAGGGGCTGTTGCTTTTTAACATAACAAGCAATGTAGTTTGAATGCAAACTTTTAGTGAAATTATGAATAAGCGAACGATACGTATTGAACAATGTCTTGTGTTCTGGATAATATTTTAGATAATCCGATACTTTTTGACTCTGACGAAGCATAATATACCGATACTGCAGTTTTGGTTGATTACCGCGCAGTCTGCGTACTTCTTCATAGTTAGGATTTCGGATCTTTGTTCGGATCGTATAACCATTGCTGTCAACACCTGTTAACATTGAACCAACAACTTTAAAATCAGTCTCTGTACCTTGCCTGAAAATATGTTCCAAAAAACTGTATTCTGGATTAATCATTTGCGGATAACAAATATACTTTGGTAGCTTGTCAAAAACTTCCATTAGTGAAATCTCTGATACAACATTATCTTGAATATCATATACCTTAACCAGCCAAACAAATGGCTGAATAAATGGCACTACAATCCGATTATCCGGATGCTGAAGAACAAATGAAAACACATAAGACTTCGGAAACACATCCAAACACTCCAACAAATCTCTTTCATCTCCTGACATCTTTTCTGAGTGTAGAAGTGCTTCTAGAAACATCTTACGAAATGTAGTTCGCGGTTTTCCATCATGACCTGCATAAAACCCTACATTTGCACCTACAGAACTACGAGTACTTAGTTCCCATTCTTTACCTGTATGAAACACATTTATCATAGTTCCTTCTATATAATCTTGAGCTGTTACACTGCCTGGCTGAGCTCTGACTTTGAAATCATCATATGAAATTGATTTAGGTGGTGCAAAACTACAAATCTTTCCATTTTTTGCAATAACTGATCGCAGTTGACCAACTGTATCAACCCTATCCTTTGATAACATTTCTTTATCATACCTGATAATACTATATGTTTCATCTTTATGTAACCACTTTTTAGTTTTTACTTTAAGATTATTACTTAGTGCATCGATATCATTCTTGTCCGATTCAGTATTATATAGCACACTGAGGGATTTCCCCTCGATTGTGTTAAGATCGTGTCTGCACATAGCTGGTTGAGCCATTATTGATATTATTATCAGTGTAACTTTAACTTTATTTATTAAATCATTAGTGAGTAATTGAGATAAATATCTGTTCTATGTATAAGGTAATGGCCAGTATACCGAAAGAGCAGACTATTAACTTGCAAATCGGAGATATTATAGAGATTAATGCACCCAGCGATGAAAGACTAAACGAAAAACAATTCTTAATTAAGTACATTGATAAGTCTAGAATTGATGTTTTAGGTAGAGACGGAAATACTATTAGTATTGATATTAATGATGATGGTTCACTTCGCAATGAATCTATTACCTCAATAGCTGTACTTAGTCGCGCTGAAACTCCCAGTTATGCAAGACAAAATAAATTAATTCCTGATCAATGGATCGATATTTATTTTGGTGGTGATGTACCTACTGTCATGACTGGTAAAATTACTAGTCTTGATGAAGATCAAATTGAAATTAAACTAGTTGATGACGAGGTTATTTATATCGATTTTGCATACAAGGGCATTCCTGATGATATTCCTATTGAAAAGTTTATTTTACGAGATGCCCCCGTTGGTGATGAAAAAGTACCTACACCACCTGATATTAAAGACCCGGCAGTTCTAACTCCAGCACTTACAGAAGATACAGAAGATGCAGAAGATGTTGAACAGGGAGAACTTGAAGAAGATTTGGAAAGACCGTCACCAGAACCAGTGTTTAGAGAACGTGTACGTAATGTTATATTAGCCGCAGACCAAATACAATTTGGTGATAAGTTAGGCAAAGTTGCTATGCTTGTACAAGTACCTGAAGAAGAGAGAAGATATGGTATTGAAAAACAGACAACTGACATGTTAAATGAATTATTATCTGATATTCCAAATGCACAAAGAACTCAAGGTGTGTTAAATAATATTCATAGAATGATTGAACGTTATAAGCAGCTAAGAACAGAGTTTTCTAAGTTTGATCAAAATGGAAATGCTTTGATGCCTGATATTCAAGGTGCTGATTTCAAACCACTCGTTGAATCATTAGAAAATCTTAATCAAAAACTATATTGGATTTTACCAGTAGTTAGAAATGTTAAAAAACTATATGATATTGATGAGGATGTAAGTAGAGTATATGATGATGTTTCACCTGAAACACTTGCGGCTGTACGTACCGCAGAAACTGATGTCATGCAAGCTTTCAAAGAAGGCAGAATACCAGACGGACAAAATGGATATGATTATATGATCAGAAAGATGCAACAATATTGGACTCCTTTTAATCCTCCTGGTAATCCTACTGCTAGCATTGCTAATAAAATCGTTCAAACAAACATAACAACTGTTGTTGATAACCTGCAAAACTTCTACTCATCTGTTGCAAAAAATGATGACATTCGAAGAAAAAGATTTTTAATTCAAGAATACAACTTAGGTATGAATACACTAGAAGCACAGCGTATAAGAGGTGGAGATACTGTTATAAAAGTTAAATCTGTAACAGAACCAGATACCGCTAGTGTAAAATCATTTTTAACTTTACCCGAATCTGCTGTAACATTTTCACATGTAAACCTACCATCTACAGACATTCTTATGAAATGTAATCTATCACAAAATCATTTGTCTTACTGGAGAGCTCTAAATAAGTTAACTAATGTTACTGTTCAACCTATAACTGCTGATCCTGTGGAGTTCGACGAAACAACATATTTACAGGATATTAGAGAATATTTACCAAATGAAGATTCTGATATTACATATGAAGACTATCTTAAAAAAATTGTTCCCAAAACTCGTGTGTTATTTGCACTTGTTAATAAACATATCAAAGGTAAATTAACAATGCATGCAGTTTTAACATATCTTGAACCGTTTCTTGTATATCAGAAAGATTTATCATTTAAACAGTATCAAGAAATTGTAGGGTTTATCAGTGAGAAAATTAATCTATGGAAAAAGGATTATGTTGTAAGAAGGCGAGATTTTGAAAATCTATTGTCTGGACAACAAATACCTGCTGGTTCAAATACAATACTCAGTCTATTTAAAGCACAACCCGAAGTAGAAGAGCAAATAAAGCAAAGCTATTATCTTGATAAGATACCATTAGATGATTACACTACATCAGAAATAATGGTATTGATGAATAGCTTAGATTATTCAAGATTTTTTAATAATAGTGTTGCTACAGAAAATAATACTTTAAAACTTCCAGATGATTCTGTAGAAGCTCTACAAGCTGAAGATTTACTTCAAGCTAAAATAGATGCAGCCAAAGCTACCGATGCACAACAAAATTGTGAGACAAGAGTTTTATCTAAGAAATATCTTGCTATGGATGAACTGCAAGCTGATAATGGCAAGACTATCTATTTTGATAAGCAGTATGACCAAACACCTTATATGATTTATGAAGATGTGTATAAAAAGGAAATAGAGAAACTCGCCGCTGAAAATGACTGGCTTTCTTATGAAAAAATAGGATGGCTATCTGATAAGCTGGAAAAAACAAATGGTGTTAGCAAAAAAAATGCTATGCGCGATGCTGAAGCTATGATAAATGGTAAAAGAGAGGTTGAGCCCGGTGATTATGCAGTTCTTATCCTAGAAGAACGAGAGATGAATCCAGTTCTCTACTATAAACGACGAGATAACACTTGGGAAAGAGATACAAGCATTGAGCCAACAGAACAAGCAGATATGTCATCTATTTTTTGCAACACAGCAGAAAAATGCATATCTGTTGGTGATAACTGTGATTCTATTGGTAAGGCTGCATTAGATATTCAAAAGATCGCTATGCAACAAATGACCAAAGAGTTTGTTGACAATTTGGAAGAAGGTGCTCAGCAGATAGAAGCAAAATTAAGAACTCTTACTGAGATTACAAAAGCGCGTTTGCCTGCACTAAAAAGAATGGCTGAACAATCTGCATTAAAAGATGATATTGAAAAATATAAATTAGGTGGAGAAGCATTAGAGGTAATGGAAAATAAGTCACCAGCATCGGATATACTAGATCTAATCCTTTCTCAAAGTGATTTCGTAAAAAGACAAAATGATATTTCCAGGTTTGTAACACAATTTACACGACCTGCTTTACCGGTTGAAAGTGAATCACAATGGTGGTTATACTGCATTCAAACTGGTGTACAATTATTACCTACATTTGTTTACAAATTAGCAAATGCATTTATCGTAGGTGAAAATTATTTTATGGTTTTACAGCGAATTGCTGCAGAACAAGGCGTTTTGGGTGAAGATGGAGAAGCTATTATTGATAAATATACGGGTAGAGTCATTACAAAAATAGATTTCAGTGCAGATGAAGGATTTGATGCTTCAGGTTTTGCAGTTAAAACTCGTGACATGATGGAAGCTGAGTTAGGAACTGCTCTTGCACAGGCGCCAAAAGAAGAAATCGAAGAGTTCTCTGACCCGGAAACGGAAAAAATTGCAAGAGTAATGCGTGCGCTTTCACGATATATGGGATTAGATACTAGTGTTCTTGAAGATTTTGTTATTAGTGAAACTGCTAAGCTACTATCTAAAAGTATGCCTGCTAGAGCAGATTATGAAAGAGCATTAGCAGCTGCTTCTGAAAAGAAACGCAAGAAACTTGACCCATATGATATCGTTTATGATCAAACTCTTATTTTGCTTACAATGAGCTTTCTTTTAATTGGAATCCAAACAGTTGTCCCTTCTCTCAGAACCAGAAAAACATATCCTGGATGTATCAAATCATTTTCTGGTTATCCAAGCTTTGGTGATGCAGATAAAAGCGGTATTGAATACATTGCATGTATCGCTAATAACATTAAGAGTTCAATAGAACCATGGAACTCATTACAAAAACTCAGCGAAAAGAAGATAGTTTCAAAAATGGAAGGATTAATTGGCAAGTTTATTCTACCAATGACAGTTATTCAAGAGAGAATTGCAACAAAACAGGACTACAATGCATTGAACCAAGAAGAGATTATTCCTGAGACACATGATATTACTAACTGGATAAACTTCCTTCCCCCGTTGAAACCAGTTTCTGTAAATGTATCTCCTCCAACAAAAGAGTTTCAAGAACAATTTTTACAGGAATTGCGCAGAGGCAGTAAAGCGCAATTAAATAAGATTGATGCTCTAAGATCTAAGTTAATATATCTAGCACTTTCAATTGAAGAAAATATTCAAAAGATTGTTACAAAAAATGTCAGTGAAAATAGTGCAGTGCTTTCCAATAATGCTCGAGTGCCATATTTAGAAAACGCATGCTGTAACGATGGTGATGATGATACTTTTAATTATTTCGCATCAAAAGCTCCACAAATTGTAGTAGAAAACAACATTGTCAAAGATTTACGTGCGGTATTAGATGATGTTGGTAGAATGTCTAAGGCACCTATTTTATTTGATCCTTCGGATACAAGACTAATTTATCCAGAAATTGCTCCTGAGTTTACAGAGGAAACTATTTACAAAGCTTTTATTACTTATTGCAAATACAACTCTGATATACCAATTAGTGAAGAGTTAAGAGCTGTTTGTATGGACAAACCAGATCAATTCGATATTTCTGCCTCTATTGAAGAAAAAATTAGACAATTACGCAGAGATGGTAAAAACTTTGATGAAACTTCACTTGCTAATCTTATGTCAATAATTAATCGTAAAAATTTGGTAAGATTATCTCTTAGAACTATTACTATTAGTAATATTCAAAAAATTAGAGATAGACTCACTGCACTTCAAGACATTGAACAAGTCACCTTTCCTGAATCATTTATAAAAAATATGTTAGATGTGATGGATCGATTTGGTTCGGAAGACTTCTCTCTAGATAAAGATAGTGAACAAGTTAGAACGATGAAAAATTATCTTGCTACGGTAAATGATCAGATGACTGGTGTTGTTTCTGATTTCGTTCGACGTAACTTTTCTAAGCAGCATGCAACCTTCTTAGATTGTATACAAACTATTACAGATTTTCGACCTGATGGTGGCTCTCAAGATATGTTTAAGATGTGTGAGTTTATGAAAAATAGTATCTGGTTATTTGCAAGAGTATTCCCAAATATTGTTATTAATCAAGTTAAATATGATAATATCAAAGTTCCTTCTTGTTGGAATCTCTCTGAAATACATCAGCGTGACATTAAAAATCAAGCCGCAGATCACTACAAACCACTTGTACCATTTTACAATGATGATTGCTTAGCAAACTTTTTAACATTATTTCAACAAGAGAACAGGGATATATGGTTAACTGCTTGGGATACAATGTATCTAGCACCGGTAACACTTGAAGATGGTGAATTAAGTTCTATATTTGATGAGAGAATGACAAGACTATTATTCAAGTTTTATATGCTTGATCTTATGATGCAGATGATAGAATTAACTGATCGTGAAGAACTTTATCAGCAACAAGCTGACCGACCATGTAATCCATTATTACGCCCACAAGAAGTAGATGTTGCTATGGTTGGAGATCAATTCCCGATGCTAGAAATTATGAGTGGTGCTAAAAAAGAAATGTCAGAAAAAGTTGCAAAAGTTATAACTGGATTTATGACAATTATTTGCGGAACTAAAAAAGTGATTGATTTAAATTATGAAGATTTAATGGATAAAGTAACCAGAAGCAAAGAGAAGGAGAAGGATATGATTGTTCAGTTTTTAACTGATTTAAGTGATGAAGAAAGAGAGATTGAAAATCTATTCAAAAATCATAGAATTGGTCAATGGTCTGTTGGTATGCAAAAAGGTTTCAGAGTATATCAAGGCGATACTTATGATAAAGAACGCGAAGATATTGAAAAACGTACAATTATTGAAAAGCGATTAAAACAGGTTGATGGGGTAACAGAAGGACTAATGGACATGTTTGCTATGGAAGCTATTATGGAGGGTGATGAAGCAG